TAATGGTAATTCAAATGCAGTTAAAGCTTTAATACAAATATTAGAAGCTAGAAAAATAGTAAGAGATAATTCTTCTAAACCTGAAGCTTTAACTCAAGAAAAAGCGGAACGACCTTGTATATCTAAAAATACTTTAATAAGTAATACTTCTATAGGTTCTGATAAAATAATAAATTTACCTAATCATTTTAGTAATGGAATACACGAGTTATTTGAATTAAAAACAATTCAAGGCAGAACTTTAGAATGCACTAAAGACCATAAGATATATGATGGTAATATTTATAAAGAAGCAGATTTATATGATATAAAAGATAGAATAAAATTAAAACCTTTTATTCCTAATAAAAATTATCAAGAAGTAAATATACAAGGAAATTTAAAATTTCAAAATTACAATATAAAAATTAATGAAGATTTTGCTTGTATGTTAGGTCTTTATATGGGAGATGGATGTTTTTATAACAATAGCTTAGAATTTAAATTTGATGCAAGAGATAAATCATCTTATGAGTGGTTGATTAGTTATTTTAATAAAAATTTTAAAACTCCTATTATTAAAGTTATTTCAAAAAATCAAATTTGTATTCAATTACATAGTAAAGAATTAAAAGAAATATTTATTCAATTAGACTTAATTAAAAAATGGAATGGAAATAAACATGGATATAAAAGAAAAATTCATATTCCTGATTATATTATTAAATCTCCAAAGTCAGTTATTGCAAGTTTTTTAAAAGGCTATTTCGATGCTGATTCAGGAATTTACACTAAAGCAAAAACAATTAAAATATATAGTAAGGAAATAAAAATATTAGAACAATGTCAAATTTTATTAAGTTCTTTTGATATATACTGTAAAATAAAACATGAAAAAAAAGTAAATAATAATGGAGGTTTTTATTATGGAAATAGTATAGTATTTAGGTCTTGGGAAGTAGATAAATTTAAAGAAATCGGATTTTTAAGTACAAGAAAACAGGATTTATTAAATAAATGGTGTTTGAAAATAAATAAATGTACTGATAAAAATTATGGATATGATTTTATAAGTTCTTTTAAAAGTCTAGGGTTTCAACAAGTGTATGATATTGAAACTAAAGAACGCTGTTATTCTGCAAATGGAATATGGGCACATAATTGCACCCCACAAGAATCTGTATTAAGGTTTGAAGGTACAATATTTCCTGTAGCAGATTTAAAAACTTATTTAGAAGATATATCTCCTATGTTAGATAGCTTTTTATCAGAGCATTTAATTGGAGATTTAGTGTTTGACAGTCATAATGGTGAAGTTAGATTTAAACCTAATGCTGATGCTACTGTATTAAGAGAGTTTCCTATAAAAGATAATAAGAATAAAGAAGGTGCTTTTGAGTTATTTAAATTGCCTATAAAGAATGGAGTAGGAGAAATAGCTAGAAAAAGATATATAGCAGGTATAGATACATATGATGATGATGAATCAGGAACTAACTCTTTAGGAAGTATATTTGTAATGGATATGCTTACTGATGAAATTGTTGCTGAATATACTGGTAGACCTCAAACTGCTAATAAGTTTTATGAAAACTGTTTAAAGTTATTAAAGTTCTATAATGCTGAAGCTTGTTATGAAAGTAATAAGAAAGGTTTGTTTGCTTACTTTGCACAAAGACATTGTTTAAGTTACTTAACAGATGTACCTGAAATATTGAAAGATATGCAAATGATTAAAGGTACTAATTTAGGAGGCAATAAGCAAAAAGGAGTTAATGCTAATCCTAAAGTAAATGCTTGGGGTAGAAGGTTACAAGCAGATTATATGTTATCTCCTGTAGCTGGATATGAAGAAACTGGTTTAATGCAATTACAAAGACTTAGAAGTATTACTTATATTAAGGAAGCTATAGGATGGAATGAAGATGGTAACTTCGATAGAGTATCAGCAATGGGTATGTTGATGATACAAAGAGAAGAGTATAAAAAATATGTATTTGGAGTAAGAGAAGAGTATGAAGGGGAAGCTAGAAGATATGCTGGAGATGATCCATTTTTTCAAATTAATTACAAAAAAGATAGAGGTGATATGAAAAATGATATGATTAAAAGTATATTAAAAGAAAATAAAAAACAATTTAATTTAAATGAAATATAATGTCCAATTCAACTATTAATGGATTTCCTTCTCAAAAGAAAGCTTTAAGTCAAAAGAATGAAGCCTGGAGAAAACAATGTATTGATTATGCAGAAACACAATCAAGTATATTTAGCGAAGGTGTCAGACAATCTAAAAGACAAAAATATCTAAATTATCAATTATATAATGGTTTTATTGATATGGATGATTTAGAATTAGTTTTAAATCCTCATGAAACTATTGCATCTTATATGCCAGATAAGATTCCACATTATCCTATAGCAGCTCCTAAGATAGATTTATTAGTGGGAGAAGAACTTAATAGAAGATTTGAATATAAAGTAGTAGTTTCAAATCCAGATGCTATCAGTGAGAAAGAGGAAAAGAAAGCTGGACTTTGGAAGGAAAAAATAATGGAACTAGTTAAAAAAGCTGGGGACAAAGATGCACAACAAGCAACCTTACAAAAGTTTGATAAATATTTAAAGTTTGAATGGCAAGATATAAAAGAGTTAACTGCTACTAATATATTAAGGCATTATTCTGAGAAACAACATTTTAAGCATATTTTTAATGATTGCTTTAAAGATTACAATTTAGCAGCAGAAGAAATTATTCAATGTGATATAATTTCTAATGAACCTACTATGTATAAATTAAATCCTTTAAATGTACATACTATTAGGTCTGGAGGAAGTAATTGGATTCAAGATAGTGATCTAATAATTATTGAAGATTACTGGAATCCAGGAAGAGTAGTAGATCATTTCTATGATGAATTAAAACCTAGTCAAATTAAACTAATAGAAGAGAATTTTGTAGGTAATACAGCTTCACCTGATAAACACCAAGGTAATATTCATAATGAACCTACTTTATTTGTAAATACTGAAGGAGGAGATGTAAATGATTATATTAACTTAGCAGAAAGTAATGGGCATAACTTTGGTAATTTTTATGATACTAATGGTAATTTAAGAATACTTAGAGTTTATTGGAGAAGTTTTAGAAAAGTTTTAAAAGTAAAGTATTATGATGAAGATGGTAATACTCAATATGATTACTTTCCTGAAACTTATAAAGTAAATGAAGATAAGGGAGAAGAAGGTACAATACAATGGATAAATGAAATGTGGGAAGGTACTAAAATTGGAGATGATATTTATCTACAAATGAGACCTAAACCTATTCAGTATAGTGATATTAATAATCCTTCTAAGTGCCATGCAGGTATTATTGGGTATGTAAATAGTACAAACCAGTTTAAGAGTGTTTCTACTATGGATAGAATGAAACAATATCAGTATTTGTATGATGTAGAAAAAGATAGATTAAATAAAGCATTAGCTAAATATTTAGGACCACTGTTAGAATTAGATTTAGCTTCCATGCCTGAAAATTGGCAAATGGATAAATGGTTACATTTCGCTTATGCAAATGGCATAGCTGTTAAAGATAGTTTTAAAGAAGGTAATAAAGGAGCATCTATTGGTAAATTAGCAGCAAATATTCCTCAAAATGGTAGAGTTATTAATTTGGAAATGGGGAATTATATTCAAAATAAAATTAACTTTTTAGAGTATATTAAAAATGATATGTCTCAAATTATAGGTATAAGTCCTCAAAGAGAAGGTGCTATATCTAATAGAGAAACTGTTGGAGGTGTAGAAAGAAGTGTTAACCAGAGTTCACATATTACAGAACAGTTGTTTGCTAAACATGAGTTATTTAAAGCTAAGGCTTTAGAATGTTTTCTACAAACAGCCAAAGTAAGTTTTAAAACAGGCAATAAGAAATTACAATATGTTTTAGGAGATGAATCTATAGCTATGTTAGAAGTAGATGATTCTTTTGCTGATGGATGTTATGATATACTTATAAGCTTTAATGATAAGTATCAGAAGTTAGAAAGTGTAATGCAGGAGTTAGCTCAAGCAGGAATTCAAAATGATAAAATGGATTTTAGCACTCTTATGAGTATATATATGTCTAATTCATTATCAGAAACTAGAAGGGCAATAGAACTTAAAGAAGAGAGTAAAGCTGAAAAAGAATCTAAGCAATTTGAAGCTGAACAGGAAACTAGACGAATGGAATCCCAATCTAAAATGAAAATTGAAGCTGAAAAAGTTGCTAATGAAGATAAGCTTAATCTTAGAGATAACGAATATAAATATCTCATTGCTCAATTACAAGCTAAGGCTAGTGAAAGAGGTGAGTATGATGAAGATGGAATATTAGTTGCTCAAGATGTAGATAGAAAGAAACTTGAAATAGAACTTAAAAAGCTACAACAAGAAGATGAACATCATGATGATGATATTGAAGTAGAGAAAATGAAGGTAGCAGCTAGTAAAAGTAAAGCTAAATCTAAATAAGTGTTATAACTGCCGTATTGATTATTTTTAGTATAGTAGTTATAAATTTGTAAAGATGAAATTTAATAAAGTATATTTGAATAATAAAGAGAGAAATTATGAGTATTGAAGGAGAAGATTTAGAACAGTTTGATGATAATGTAGATATGTCGTCTTTTGTAGTGGATGCTGAAGAGGAATCCATTGTAGAAGAAGATGTATCTGAAAATGAAATAGACTCTAGTGAGCAGTCCAGTGAGGAAAGTGCAGAGAAAGTAGCTAAGGGTGATGAGACAGATGATGATGATACATCAGAAGACTCTTCAGGTGAGGGGGAGGATGACACTTCTCCTGGTGATAAACTTTACTCTTCTTTAGCTGATAACATGCGTGAGCGTGGTATCTTATCCTCCCTTGACCCTGAAAAATTAAAAGATATTAAAGACATAGATTCTTTAATGGATGCATTCAATAGTGAATTATCTACTAGAGAATTTGGGGATTTAAATGATAAGCAAAAGGCTTATTTACAAGGTTTAAGAGAAGGTATTCCAGAAGAAGTTGTTTCCCAACATATTAAAGTAACGGAACAATTATCTAGTATTACTGAAGATGAATTGAATGATAATGAAGAACTTAGAAAAGAAGTCATTAAAGCTCAATATCAATCTATTAATAATATGAGTGAAGAAAAGGCTGAGAAATTAGCCCAACTAGCCATTGATACTGGAGAAGATGCAAATGATGCTATTGAAGCATTACAGTTATTGAAAGAAAAGAATGCCCAAGAGTATGAAGCAGAAATTAATGCTAAAAAGAAAGCTAAGTTAGATGCTGAAAAAAAGACTCAACAAACTATTGAAGGCTTTAAAAATAAAATAGATTCGTCTAAAGAGATTTTTAAAGGAATGGAAATTAATAAAACTGAAAAGGAAAAGTTATTTAATCAAATGACTAGACCAGCAGGAACAACTCAAGATGGTAGAAGTATAGATGTTATTACTAAAACCAGAATGGAAAACCCAGAAGACTTTACTTTAAAGTTACATTATTTATTTATGAAAACTAATGGGTTTAAAGATATTGATAGTTTTATCAAATCTTCTAAAAGTAAAGCAGCCCAAGACCTTGACCATGTGTTAAGAAACCAAAGTAAAAATCCTGGAAGTGGCGGTAGTAATACTCCTCCAGTATCAAGTGAATTTGAAAAGATGGGTGATATTGTGTAAATAAAAATGTAAACAAATATAAATTAAATTAAACTATGGCTATACAGCAAGGTAAATTTCAGGTTTATGAAGCCCAATCATGGGGTGGATTAACTGATAAAAATCACTTAAATGCTATCTACAGACAAAGCCCTCAGAAAGCTAGTAACTTAGTTACAAAACTTTTAGCTAACTCTTATGGTAGTAACTTAGAAAGCTTACTAAGTAAGTTTCCAACTAAGTATTTTGACAATGACGATGAATTCACATGGGATTTAATAGGTTCTTCTGAACGTAATTATCCTTTAATTGAAGCAAGAGGTACTAGCGGTGCTATTATTGGAGCTAGTGACACTAATATTGGTGCTGCTGGAGAAAAGTTTGAACTAGTATTTGCAGAAAAAGCTTTCTTTGATGTTAACGTAATTGTTGGTGAAAAGAATGAAGTCTATCCAATTAGAATTGTGGAAGACCCAACAGAAGAAGGAACTAACTATGTATACACTTGTGAATTAATGGGTGGATTAGTAGATGGTATGCCAGGTTCTGAATTGGTAGGTGGAAAAAGATTCTCAAAAGAATTTTCTCCAGTAGAAGATACTTTATCTATTAAAGGTGGAGATATCACTTTCACATCCCCAATTGCTTTGAGAAATGAGTTTTCTAGTATTAGAATGCAACACAAAGCTCCAGGTAATATGAAAGATAGAAGGATGTCTATGGATTTTCCTGCTGTAGATGCTAAGAGCAATAAAACTGTTACTTTTACTACTTGGATGCAACATGTTGAATGGAAATTTGAATATGAGTTCCAGCAAGAAAAGAATAGAGTTCTTATGTTTGCTACAACTAACAGAGACCAGAATGGTGACTACAAAAATATTGGTAAGTCAGGGCATGTAATTAAAATGGGTTCTGGTATTAGAGAGCAAATGGAAGTATCAAATACTCTTTATTACAATGTATTCTCTTTGAAATTAATTACTAACATGCTTAGTGAATTATCTGAAGGTAAACTTTCAATGGATGAAAGACACTTTGTTCTTAGAACTGGTGAAAGAGGTGCAACTCAATTCCATGAGGCTGTAACTAAAGATGGTTCAGGATGGATGGTAAATGCAGCTGCATTAGGATTTGATAATACAAATACTAACTCTATTCAGAAAACTTCTTCTCCATTGCACTCAAATGCAATGTCAGCAGGATTCCAGTTTGTAGAATATTTGGCTCCTAACAATGTTAAGATTTCATTAGAAGTTGATTCTTTCTATGATGATAAAGTAAGAAACAAAGTACTTCACCCTAATGGTGGTGTAGCTGAATCTTACAGATATGATATCTTGGATATTGGTACTATTGATGGAGAAAGAAATATTCAGAAAGCAATGGTAACTGGTCAAGAGGATATTAGAGGATGGGAAGCTGGATTGAGAAATCCATTTACAGCAGCTCCTTCTACTGAATTAATGAGCAATTCAACTGATGGTTCAGTATATCACAGAGCTTGTTTTGGACTTGGAGCTA